ATCTTCCAGTATTCACCCTCGTAATTGAACCCTTCTTGAAGCGTAAACTCTGCTTCCTCGTAGGCAAAACTTATCCCCAATTCAGACAACCTGTCAGCGCAGTATTTCTCTAGGGAGGATTTGTATCTGCCGAGTTCTCTTTTGCGTGCTGTCGCTCGTGCTGGGGTTTGGGACCCCGCACGTTGCTTCGCACGATTGCTGTGCCTTGGCATTGGGCAAAGTTACAGACTTTTTCGTTGAAAGTCAAATTATATATTTCTGTCGAACTCACGATACACATCGAACTGATTTGTAATGGGTTGGAATAGTCCACCTAAAGTATTGCTTGAGGCAAAACCAGTCATTGTGGAGTTTATGTGGAACAATAGCGGCTCATCGATGGGTGTAGGCTGTCCACCAGTCTTCACTTCACGCACCTTACGTACATGAATCTCAGTGCTTTTGCGTATCGCAGGGTCGGGAGATTGGATCTTTCTGTGAATGGTCAGGAACCCGTCTGCACGGTTAACAAACTTTCCACCACCCTCTGTGTCTTCTGCGTACGGAGCTACAGGAAGGCCGTCATCTCCCTTCCTGCGTTGGGCTTCTGTAACAGCGTGCATATTGAGCCATACAGCCACGTTGTGGGCCTTGCTGAACGTAAGGAACTCAGAAGCAGCTTCGTAGTGGTAGTCGTGAACCCCGATGCTGTTTGATTTCATAGAGATCTTCAAGCTATTGTAGGGATCAATAAAAACTGCATCCACCTTGTCGTAGCGCATAGTCTTCTCCATGAACATGATCAAGTCGCCATAGGAGTACGTCTCGTTGTTCTTGATGATAGTGAAATGCTCGTTGACGTACTTGTAGGCAGTCTTCCTTTGGTCGTAGTTCATGTCAATCAGCTTCCGCTGCGTACAGAACTCCATCAGCGTCCCCTTGAGTGACCACGTGCTGTTCTCGCTGCTGTACACGAGCCACTTCCAATTGTGACGGATGGCAGCGTTCACCATCAGGTATAATACCATCGTAGTCTTACCTACGTTGCTGTGACCATTGAAGATGACGAACTCGTTCTTGTACCTGAAGTACTCGTCCATCCTGATATCACCTGTATCCAATCCAATTTTAATCTTCCCCTCTGCAAACTCATTGATCAGGTGGAAGTCGTTGTTGTCGCTACTGATGAATGACATATCCCCATCGTTGATTCGCATCTCACGTTCAATAGAACGCTCGTCGCTAACCAGTTCGTGGATCGGTGTAGTCCTGCCATATTCGATGCCTTGGCGTATCGTGTCAAGGGCTGTGCTTTCAGAGTCTACATCCCGTTTCTGTATCTCACGGAACAAGACCCTGACCACCTCGTCTTCTTCCATCCTCCCCACGCCTACGTAACCACCACATAGCTTAGCTGCCTTTAACAGCGTGTGGTGCTTCTGCCCATCTTCGGCCTGGCGGATCATTTTTGCTGCCAGGTTCAGCTTCATGTAGTCGGTGTATATCTCCGTAGAGGTAACCGCCTGTTCTGTTACGGAACCAGCAAGACCACCATACAAAGTACTTCCTTCGTTGATGACGATGTTTGGGTCGTACGATTCAAAGCAAGCCCGTGATTCATTGATCCCAGTCTCGTCTACGTACAACCCGTAAGTCACATCGAAATACTTCTTCAATGACCTGAAGTGATCCCTGTGGCGCTCTGGGTTGGTAATCTTCACCAGCACCTTGAGTCCATTGCCCGAAGGGGATACCCAACACGAATAGACGTACTGATCCGTAGCTAGGATGTCCTTGGATTGGGACACGTCAATCTTGTCAAAGTCAAGTACGATGTATCCGCTGTGTTCCACCATGGCATCGTCTTCACGAGAAGTAAATTCTCCGCTAAACAATACCACTGGGAGCAGCATCTTATCGTTCTTCTCACCTTCACGCACCCTCTCCACCGTCTCCCTGCTCGTACCATCCTTGATACGCTTCAGGGCAGTCTCCATCCATATGGTATGGGGCTGCGAGGTGGAGTAGATGTTCTTGAATATCGTGACCTTCATTTCCTGTACTTTTTTGCCATGTCTAAATACCACTTAGCCTTTTCAAGATCCCTTTCTACAGGCTCGTTCGGCTTGCTTCCCAAACGGATCTTGTACTTGAATGCATTCATCTCACAGAATGCCACAAACTTCTCTTCCCCCCATATGTCAAGCATCATCTCCCACGCTTCCTTGGAGAAGTCGTTGTAGTGATCTGGGCTGTTTACGTATTCGTAGGTTTTTTCCATAACAGTTTGCTGTTTACGATATCATTGATAATCAGTTTCTTCTCTCCTTTGTGTGTCTTTGGATAGCATTGCGAAAGCATCCTTGACATAGCCAATGGGTCATCTAGGATGTCCAAGATGTCGTTTGAACGCGAAACGCACCACACCTCCTTCTTGGAGTATTGTCCCTTGGCCGATCTCTTGTACGAAACTATTAGTTCGTTGTAGTAGAGTGTGGTTGCTCGATCCTCCATTTCCTTTTGATTAAAGGTGCTAGTTCCTCAAATGTCATGGTCTTGCCACGGCAATCGTTTCCAAGCATCAAGACGCAGTTGTCTCCGCTTTTGTTCGGTATGAATACGATGTAGTATTCTTCTTCGCTGTCGGGGATGTCAAGAGAGTAGTTGTTGTGATCCTGTCCATGAACGTAGAAGGTCATCTTCTTCCCGTCCTTCCCCACCCGAAACGAATGGGGGCCAAGGAACTCTATGTCCCTCAACCCCCACTCCAATACAGCGTATAGACCGAAGAACTTAGAAAGGGAGGTCTGATTCACCCTTCTTCTTCTCTACTCGTGCCTTCGATTCAGCCGCACCTGCGCTGCTGGGATTGTAGACCGAGCAGTACGGCTTGCCGTTCTTGCTGATTCGCATGGTGAGGAAGACGTTTCCGCCCTTACCATCCGCTTGTTTCGCGGTAACATAGGAGTCAAGGATTTCCTTGATCTCGTGATCTTTGAATCGCACTTTCCACGATTCGATTTGGCCTTCAGCATTAAACCTAGGCTCTTCTGCGTACCCCATGAGGACGCTGTCGTACTTCTTGTCAGACATGATTAAAAATTAAAGAGGAAGTAATGAATTGCTACGAGTACGATCCCTGCTACAAGGATCAGGTATTGGATTTTCATACGCGGTAGACGAGGTAGTCGTCGTTAAATGATTTCTCTTCGGACAGGTACTTCTTGATACGTGCTACGGCATCTCTGAACTTTACCTCGCCTCGGAAGATGGTGTCTTCTGTGCATTCTACGAGTGCAGGAAGGTATGGGTATGTCTTCTCTTGTGCAACCCAGTAGAACCTTTCGATGCCAGTCATGGCTGTGTAGAGATAGGCTTGGATGTCGTAGCCAAAGCTATTCACATCCCAACGGAATCCGTCTACGCTGCGTGTGCTTTTGCTGTCTACGATGTGGTGTTTGCACAAGCAGTCAAGCACCCCCTTAACCAATACGCCATCTAAGATTTCCTTAGTCATCATGACCTGGTACTGCCCGTTCATGTATTCAGATACCAGCTTGCAATCGTTCAGGCGGTCGATCATTTCGTTCGCCATCTGCCAGTCTTCAGGAGAGCAAATCACCTTCCCTTCCGCTGCGTATTCGTCTACTAGTGCTGCCTTTGCCTCCTTGTATTCGTTGGTAGCTGATGGGCTTTTCATAGACTTTGTCTTGTCAGAGCATCGCTCCAAGATGACATCGTTATTTAGTACAACGTACGTGTTGAATGCTTTGTCCCGTTCAAACAGAAGCATATCGTACATCGTGCCAAAGCGGAGTGCATCTGATTCCTTCTGCAAACTTCCGCTCATGTACAAATCAAACAGCTTCATGTCCTTCAGGGCATTCTTTACGCTGCTGTATGAGAGGTGTGGCTTGTTGTACTTCTCCTGAAGTACCTCGTGCAGAATCATCGTACGAACTTTTTAAGGGATGCCTTCTGCGCGTCAGTCAACTTCTCACCATAGTGCTTCATAACTGATTCGTATGCCTCCTGACGATCACGTGCGGCCTTCAGGTAGTTTACGGCTTTGTCCATGATTGACTCTTCCTTCGCTGGTGCGGGTGCAGGGGCAGCCTTGACTTCGGGTTCCTTCCCGTGCGTGTTGGTGCTGTCACTGTCCTTTGTGTCGTCGATCAAGAACAATCCATTGAGTGCGTACTTGCGTGCATACGACGATGCAGCACCTGTAATTTGGCTTGCGTCCATGCCCTTCTTGGTTTCCTCCTCGCGGGCAAACGCTTCTGTGTACACCCCTTCGCTCTCTTCGTTGGCGAGGTACGCTGTGGCTTTGACGTAGATACGTCCACCCACCTCTTGCACGGAATCGCTGAGTGACAGGGTGAGTCCGTGTTCAGCAAGCAGGGGCTTAACTGATTCGAGGATGTCCTCGCATGAGCGATACTTGTAATTCCCGAAGTTGTTGAACTGACCTTTGGGGGCCTTGAGTTGTGCTTGCACGGCAAGCAGTTGAGAATGAATCTTCATTGAAATGAATTAAAATGACGCTGCAAGTTGCAGCAGTTGTTTGTTGTATGAAAGTCTTTAACCTTTTTTAGGCTTCAAGCAGTTCTTCTAGTTCCTCTAAAGTAAAGGTGGCCTCGGCAACGGCCATGCGCACTGAATCGTCTGTACGAGTGAAGGCAAGATGGTAAGATGGGGTGATGTACTCGACACCCCCGCGAGAATAGTAAAAGACCAATTCCTGTTCCATTTTATTTATCTTTAGATTCCTTGAATTTCTCTGCAAGCCATACGGCAAGAGCCAAGGTAAGCATGAGTGTCAACTCATTCTTTAACAAAGACTCCATTTATTGTGACTCCTTTTCTGTCCTTGATGGTTTTGTATGCTTCTGCCAAGCACTCTTCAGGATTGAGTCCTAGCTGATAGGAAAGGATGATGATAGTGACAAGCACGTCACCGATGGAGTCGATGGTGTCGTCCTTTTTGTTCTTGTTGATGGCTCTGCACAATTCGCCGAGTTCTTCCATCACCTTCATCGTCTGCCCCTGAATGTTGTTCTTGTTGATCAGGTTCCTGCTCACTGCCCAGTCAAACACAGCCCGATCCAAATCCCCCCAAGTCATATTCGATTCCATTTGCTTTTTATTCTTCGTCCACATTGTGAATCAATTACAAAGATAATGATTAATCGTTGTCGTACAAAAATGATATGCCGTATTCATACAACATATTATTTATTTTCTCACGTGTGTACAGGCATTCTTCTCGTGCATCGTCAGACAGATCTTCTTTGTGCTTGTATCTCACCCGCAGTCCCTCTACCAGGTCGTGAAGCATCAACGCCATTTTGGCTCCGTTCACTGCACGATTGAACTCAGATTCATGTTCAGGCAGTTCAAATTCCATTGTTACTTTCATGTTTGTATCTGCTTGTTAATTAGTTAGTTATTTCCACAGAAGGAAACGCATTTCCCTCTGTCGAATAGTCACCAGCCAGAGTCGCAATAGTCACCAGCTAGAGTTAATAGTCACCAGCCTCTTTAGGTAGACCATCAAGCCATACGTTCAGTAGTTCAACCAATCCGTTGAAGGTAGACCATCAAGCCATACGTTCAGTAGTTCAACCAATCCGTTGACATCGTCGTCTACGATGGAGCCAATGATTTTCCCATCCACAAAGACATTGTAACCATAGGTATCGCAGCACCCATCGTCGCAAGTGTAGTGGTATTCCTCAATGGTTATTTTCATTTCTCGTTTTGTTGTTACAGCAATCTTTCTCTTTTACCACAAGGTAATCGCAGTCAGCGCACCACATATAGGTAGGGTCGTAATCCTTGCGTAGGATAGCCATAGCTTCGTTGGCTTTCTCGTCGTTGCCTGCCTCGGCAAGCGAAATCAGTTGCTGTTCGTTCATTGTTATTTCTCTTTGGTGTCTACTTTTATAATCCTATCCAAGAGTTCTGAAAGTTCTGCGGCGTTGTCAATGGACCAACCAGTGGTTCGTAGCACAAAGAACCCATGATGAAGATCAAACGGATTCTGATATTCGATGGTAATCTCTTCGTACTCACTCGTCGTTCCCTCGGTGTTACCTTCTTGTCCAAAGGTGAAGCTTGCGGACATGAGTTCTGGTTTCATGCTGTTAGATTTTACTGGGGTTTTAGGTTTATACCTCATCGGGTATTCGTTGTAAATTCTACTATGTTTTTACAACCGATCGGGTGCAATTTGACCTGACTTAATTTCATCCATGACTGCCGCGTCTATTGCTTCTCCTTCTT